ATCAAACACTATACTGGTGGATCTACCCAACCAATGCTGGCATAGGTGATTCAAATTCTGGTACAGTGGTATTAACTGGTGACTACGGCAACATTAGTATTCTTGTGGACAGTGATGACTATGAATTTACTCTGCGTGTATCTCCTGAAGCTGATAACTACGACCCTGCGAACGTAGGTGTTGAATCGGGCGTGATTAACGGTAGCGCACCTACGTTTGGCATTGACCATCACCTACACTTGACCACAGGTGATTTAACTGAAACCAGTATTTTCCTGGGCACAGACAATCACAATGTGCGTACTACAACTACTGGCAATATACAAGTAACTACTGTTAATAACAGTAACACTAATCATGTTTGGACGTTTGACACCTCTGGACAACTACAACTCCCAGGAAGTAGCAACGGGCGTATTGCTGAAGACGAGCCTGGTGTAGTTGTGTTTAGTGATAATGGCTTTGCTGTTCAAGCTGGTGCTAGTACTCCTGTGGCTAGCTACACAGTTCAATTTACTGGATATATCAATGACGGTACAATCGACAATCTAGCAGGTGCTACCTTACACATTACTAATATCGCTGCCGGTATTATTAGTGAGAATATGATAGTTTACGGTGCTGGATTACCACCAGAAGGTTGGGAATTGAGTTTTGGCAGTGCGGTAGATCCAATTGGGTCAGGCGGCATTGGAACTTATGTGTTAGCCGGAGCCAACTACCTAATAGCATCACAATCATTTAATAATGGAGTGGCTGCTGACCTCGGTCCTAAGAGTTGGGTATTTGACAATGCGGGTGAACTAAGATTCCCTGATAGCACAATTCAAACTACTGCCTACGTTCCCGGCAATACTACTGTGGCCAAAGACGGCCCAAGTTTGCCAACTACTACAGGCGTTGTTAGCTCGCTAAGCCACAATTCTGCGCTAACTGGTCTAACTGATGGCACATACGGGCCGTTTACATTAGGTGTGGTGACGTTCAGCATTTTGGTAGGTAGCGGAGCAATATCTAGTTTTACTAACCTTAGTTCTACTGGTGATGTAACAGTTAACGATGTACTAGGTACGATTGACAGCGGCGACATTGGCGGCACAATAGGTACTACAATTACCATTACGGTTATCGGTGTAGTACAAGCAACACCTACAGCTATAGACCTAACTAAATCTATTAATAAACTAGCAGACGGTGAGTATACATTAGCAGACGGTGTGGAAGGACAGATCATGTATCTTGTTACACAAACTGGAACAATTTCTACAGAAGTAAGTGTTATAGTGGCCAACTATAGGGTCAACGGATCACAAAACATTAATGGAACATTAGTTCCATTCAGAGTATACGAAAATTCTGGTGATGCTGTTTATGATAATACTGGAATGTGTACATTAATCTTTACAGACGGCGCTTGGCAACAAAATGGCGGAGCTTGGGCTTAATAAAACGGTAAATATACTAAAGAGAGCGCACATATGGCAATTCAAACGATTAATTTAGGTAGCTACGCAAACGACGGTTCTGGCGATGATCTACGCACGGCTTTTAGAAAAGTTAATGAAAACTTTTCATTACTTGGAACTGACATTCCAATATCAGAAGCAACAAATTTAGGTACAAATACTATTGTTGTTAATAGATTCCTAAGCAAAGTGCAAGCAGGATCGTTCTACGATGTTACATTTATCATCAGTACGCAGAGTGTTACACCTCCTGCTAATCAATATTATTATCTAGCTAACAACACTAATTCGTTGTATAACGGTCACTGGATGTGTACTGCAACCACTACTACTAGTGTGACTTTGCGCTATACATATGACCCAGGTGTTTATGGAACTACTGACGGCACTACTGTTAGTTTAGCCATTGGGTTATTTAAGATTAAAAATTCTAACATTGCAGAATTCAAGAGTTTAATTAGCAGTGATGACAGTGTGCAAATTGTTCCTGGTGCAAATACTATCGACATTAAAAGCGGACGTGGAGTTATAAACGATCCAGCTCCTGTGCTAGGCGGCGATTTAGATATTCGCGGTAGACGTGTAATCGACACACTTGGAACTGGTGATGTACAAACTACTATATACGGATTAAATGTAAAAATATTAGACGCTATGTTTGGATTAATGCTACAAACTAATAGCTTTACAATTGACATGGGTGTGATTCAAGGCAATTACACCATCATCGAATTAGACATGGGCGGCATTGATGGATCATTGCTGCCTATTATTAATAATAATTTAGACTTTGGTCAAATTTAAGTTGTACTAACTGGTATAAAATGCTCAACATTTGGACACAACCTTCCGGATACTCGTTTGTAGGAATTTCTGGTATTACTGGAACACTTGCTATCGACAGTGCAAGAACTACATTTGATGGTAGTTCTACTACCTTTGACGAAGGATCTTTTCAAGAACGTGTAGTTGTAAATATCCCATTACCCGTTGCAGGTAACTTACCAACAGATACCTTTCGTCTAATCTCAGGAGAACTTCCTCCCGGTCTGCGTGTAGAAGGATCTGCTATAACTGGTGTACCATACGGAGTTGTACGCACTACAAAATACACATTCTGTATTAGAGCACAGCGTGGATTAGAAATTGCGGACAGAACATATAATTTAACCATTAACGGCGGGCAACTTCCTGTTATAGTTACACCGTCTGGACTATTGCCTGTTGGTCGTTACGGACAAAAATTCGTTGTTGGTAACAGTTTAATTGACTACCAACTTAGTGCATACGATCCTGACGGAGAGAATTTAACATATTTTATTGCGTCAGGCGATGGCAAACTTCCGCCAGGACTTAGATTATCTGACACTGGAAAGTTAACAGGTATTGCAGAACCAGTTCCTAGTGTAGTTGCTCGAGAAGCAGGAACAGGAACATATGATGAATCATTCTATGATACGTCATACTACGATTTTGGACTAAGAAGTACCAACGGTTATGACAGTTTTATCTTTGATACTGTCGATTACGATTACAATACACCTACTCGTGTTCCACGTAGTGTTAATCAAACATACGAATTTTTAGTAAGCATTTCAACAGGTAGTGTAACTGTTAAGAGAAAATTTAGTATATTTGTAGTTGGTGAAGACAGCTTCTTTGCAGACTATACACAAATTACTGATGACACTACGCTGTTTACAGCGGACGTAACTTTCTTAAAACAACCGCTATGGGTCACTGATAATAACTTAGGTGTTTGCCGTGCTGACAACTACGTTACATTTGCTTTAGAAACTTTAGAAATTGTCGACTCGTACCCAATTATATTCACTATTGATAGTGTTAATAATTTACCCCCAGGATTAACATTTAATCCATCAGGAAATAAAGTATACCTTGCTGGACGAATTCCATTCCAGCCAAGTATTGCAAAAAATTATACATTTACAATCAGAGCATCACGCGAAGCTCCTGATGAACCGGCAGTATCAACTAGCAGAACTTTTACACTAAGAGTACTAGGAGATATTGACAACCGCATTACTTGGGTTACTCCGTACAACGTTGGTTCCATCAGCGCTAACTTTGTTTCTGAATTAGAAATTAAAGCTGACTCAACTGCTTACTCTAACTTGATTTACAGTAAAATTTCAGGAGATCTTCCTCCTGGATTAAATCTATCCAGCAATGGTGAAATTAACGGCAAAGTAAATCAGTACGGTGTTCCAAACATAGAACGTAAGACATTTTTAGATAATGGTAATTTGACCTTTGATAATCTGTTTACAACTATCGATAGCAATCACCAATACGATATCGTTGGGGTACGTGGACTAATTTTATTTGATTCAAATACTACTAGCTTTAGTATTGACAGTGGTAAAACTACGTTTGATAGAACATACAAATTTACAGCAAAAGCACAAGACCAATACGGCTTGTCAGATTCCACTAAGGATTTCTTAATTACTGTATCCGTTCCAAACGAAAGATTGTACAGTAATATTAAAACGCAACCGTTGTTACCATCAGTTCAGCGAGAATCGTTTAGAAAATTTATTACAGACTCCAATGTGTTTACCAGCTCGAGCATATACAGACCAGGCGATCCAAACTTTGGAATTAGAAAAGATTTAGCCATGACTATCTATGCAGGTATAGAAACTGCCGAAGCGGCCAAGTATCTCGGAGCAATGGGTCTAAATCATAAACGCAAACGATTCCAGTTTGGTAGCGTTAAGAAAGCATCTTCTATTCTTAATGGCACAACAACATATGAAGTTGTGTATATTGAAATGATCGATCCTATGGAACCAAACGGAAAGGTTCCTGGAAAGAGTATTAAAAATAATGCGAGAGATCAATCATCTCTAACAGCAGATATTAGTGATGCTATTTGGATTAGTCCAGATAAACTTGCTATTATGGAATTAGCCGAAAGTTGGCTAGACCGTCCTATTAATAGTGTTACTATTGATAGTAGTGCGTTCAATGTTTCAGATACTGGGCCAGATGTACACTACATTAATAGTGTAAGTAACTGGCGTAAGAATTTAGCAAGTACTGGAGCAACTGAACAGAATTATTTGCCAGGGTGGATGCGTAGTATTCAACCTGGAGAAAAACAACAATTAGGGTTCAAACTAGCTGTGCCACTTTGCTATTGTTTGCCCGGAACAGCTGATGATATTATTCTTAATATCAAATATAGCGGTTTTGACTTTAAGACCCTGGATTACACCGCGGATCGTTATATAGTAGACTCAGTAGAGGGCTATTCTAGCGATAAATATCTAGTGTTTAAGAATCATAGTACAACGGTATAACGAACGATAAATATACGAGTGCTTACAAATAGGATAAGAGTATGACCAACCCAACCTCAAGTTTAATCAATTTTGGCTCAGTAGATGCCACATACCCTGTCGCAGGGCAGGACAATAACAGCCAAGGTTTTAGAGATAACTTTGGCGTTATTAAAACAGGACTAGGACAAGCTAGTACTGAAATTACAGCTTTACAAAACAATGCGGCATTCAAAAATGCGGCAAACGATTTTGGACAAAACGTATTGTCAAATGCTGTCATTAAAACATTTTATGGTGTTGCATTAGACTTAGGTACGATTGTTACCAATACAGATATTAACTTAGTCAATGGTCCACTACAGAGTGTTACTCTTGCTTCTAATCCAACATTTACATTTAAGAACTGGCCAAGCACAGGAAAGTATGCGGCAGTTCGCATGATGATTTACAGCGACCAAAACGCTGTACGTGTACCATCTTTCAGTACAGAAAATGCAGGTGTTATCCGTTATGAAACTAGTTTCCCAGTATTGCCAGGTACTATCAATAAAGGTATTACAGTAGGCGGTGAAAGTCTTTCAAGTGCAGTAGTTGGTAGTCCTGGTTCAGGTTATACCAGCGCGGCAACTGTTGTATTTTCACAAGGTGGTTTACAACCTAACGGTACGCAAGCAACAGGCTCAGCACGTTATACTTGTGTAAGCGCAACTATTGTTGGCGGTTATTCAGGCAACGGCTATGCACTAAATGATAGAATTTTAGTAAACGCAAACCCAGGTGTTATCTTAACAGTTAGTGCTGTTAACTTAACATTCACAGCAAACACATCCAATGCACAAGCTAATTTAACAAACATATCAGACTTTAGAAATATTGCTAACGATGTTGAATTAACAGGTGCTGGTATTCCAGTTGGTACTCGTGTTTCACGTTATAATGCTACTGCTGAAGACTTGTCAGGTAGCGGTGGTTTAACACCATTCACTATTGAAATGACTGCTCCAGCTACTGCAACTGCTACTGGAATTACTGTTACATACAATGACGGCACAGGTCGTGGCCCAATTGGTGGTTTAATTGTATCGTCAGGCGGCGACTTAGAATTGCCATTAGGTTCAACATCATATTCAACAAGCCCGTTAGAAGGTCTTGGATTTGGTGCTCGTGCTGTTATGACGTTTGGTGTTGGACGTATTGTAGTTACAAGCCCAGGTGACGGTTATACCCAACCTCCAACAGTAACTTTCAATCCATCAGGTGGCGGTACAGCTACTACTGTGGTTACTGCTATTACTGCATTGACTTCTGATAATCCAAAAGTTATCGAAGCATGGACACGTGATGGCGGTGCAAACGTTTATCTACGCTTCATTGGTGAGTACAACTAATGCATCCGTTAGTTACGAATCTCGATACATTAAAGGATCAGGAGATTTCTAATCGAATCTCCGATCTTACTAAAAAGTATTTCATGACTCGTAATGCCGATGTACAAAGGCAAATGGCGCAAGTCATCGATGATTTGCGTTATGAGCTTTCTGAGCGTAACCGTAAGCAATGGGAACTTCAAGCCCAAAACGGCGATAAAAGTCTTGACAAACTAATCAACGTAAGCTAAAATATAGGCTATGCGCCTAGATCAGTATAGTAATCCCGTATTCAATGAGCAAGATTTATTTGAAGCCTTATACAAAGGTTATCAATTCTCTGCTCACGATACATTCTTAGTCGAACAACGTTCCGACGAAATTAAACAATTAGAAGAACAGCTTGGTTTCAAATTCCTTGAACCATATGAAACTCACTTTGAAACTAGCGAGTACGATAAGGCTTGCCAAAGCCTTTGGTTCATGCCTGACGAATATAAAACCTTAGATATTGAAGCATGGATATGGGAACAGACTCCACCTTGGGATCCGCAACATACTAGAGTTACTGAAGAACTAGCGGCGTTCAAACAGCGCAATATGATAGACTTACTTCGCTGGCTAAAATACTTTGTTGATACATGTAAATCTAACAACATTGTTTGGGGAGTTGGGCGTGGATCTAGCGTAGCAAGTTACGTGCTATTTTTAATAGGCGTACATAAAATTGACAGTATAAAATATAATTTAGACTGGCAAGAATTCTTGAGATAAGTACTAACATAATCGAGGAGATTACTATGGGTATGAAAGAAAAACCAAAACAAATTTATCGCACCATGCAAGGCAAAGAAATTGATATGGGCAAACTTGTTAATCAAAACGAAATGACTGTAGCCGTGGGTAACATGAGAGTTAATGCCCGTGGGGATCGATTGGGTGCCGGAGGTAAAGTTGTACAGACTCGTGAAGAAGTTTTAGCAGATAAAAACAAGGACTTCGAATGAGTGTAGTACGCGGCAAAATTAACCCTATCAGAGATAATATCCTTATTACTGATATGGAGTTTGGTGAACAACAATCTAAAGGCGGTATCGTTATTCTTAGCGATGACGGCAAATCCGAAGGTGTTAAGGCACGTTGGGGTCGTGTTTGGGCGATTGGGCCTGCACAAACAGATGTCAAAGTTGGTGAATGGATTTTGTTGGAGCATGGTCGCTGGTCACGTGGTATTACCATCGAACACGAAGACGGTTCTGAAACTATTATACGCAGGGCAGATACAAAAGCTATCTTAATGGTCAACGATGTCAAACCAAATGAAATGATATTTGG